GCGGTGATGGTTTTGTATTCTAACAGTCCTTTCATCTCTTGTAAAAATAAACTATTAATTTTTAAATATCAACATTCCGTTATCATCTCTTCTTGGAACTAACGAATAACTACATCTACAGTTAATTACTTGTTTGGCAGAACCTTTTGGATCGCCTGGGAAAAGCAAGAGTGAACCGTCCGCCATTTTGAAGTTTTCATCTTTGGCCGCCGTTTGACCGTTTTCGATCCGGTGATCGTGCCTGGTTCGTTCGTCCAGTACCGAGATCCATTCTTTGTCCAATACCAAATCCGATTCTTCCGCCGCTTCAAAGGCTCCGTGATTAGCGGCCGTGGTCGTTTCGGTGCGAGCAATTCTCAATGATCTAGTTCTTGTAAACTTGGGCGAGTTCAAGGAACGCTGTAAATAGGCCCTTAGCTGACTGACTGAATAATTCCGGTCTAAGCTGTCGGTGACCAGTTGTTGGATGAGTTGAACGGTGTATTCGTTCACGTCTACAATCCGCTGCCCTAAATTCGTCTGCACCCATTCGTAAATGCTTCTTAGAAAAGTCGATTCGTACAGGTCCCGTACATATCTTTTCTGTTCATGGTTCAACTCTCGTCCTATTCTATTACCATGCACTAAGCCCACTTTCGTATAGATTTTCAGATAGGCCTGATTCATTGCTAGCTGATTAATATTAGACCTAATTAAGGACTGATAGTTATCATAATTAATCATGGGGAGCACCGTGAGCAAGGGGGCATAACTTTCTTTTAAGGCCCGGTTAAATATCGGTTTGGCGTACTTCTCGTACCTACCATGTGCTTTTGTCCATTCTTCACTGCTCATAGCTTCAAGGGTTCATCGTCCTCTAATACCAATGAAATATCTTCCAGCGGTTCATAGCCCGTTTTGATGTAGTGTTTCTGCATGTATTCTTCCCCTGTTTCCGGATACTTCAACGCAATCCGGTATTCTTCCGGCGTAATCACTCCTCTATCCATCGCCTCTTTCAGCCAGCCCGTTAAGGTGGCCATGTCCGTCTGCATTTCCGGCAGTTCCGAGACGTCCCATACTTTCACCACCCCTTGCATGTTTTTGAAGCGCGGATAGAACTGTGAATTCAAGTCCTGGGCCAAGATGGTTAAATCCGGCTGAATCCGGTTGGAAATCGCCATTCTCCATTGAATGTCCGCGTTGTCGTACTTCGGTTCGCCGTTCACCCCAAAGAAACCCGAAGGCCAGGCGTAGACGTTGCAGATCTCCTGCGCCGAATAGCGTAAGAACTCGAAAGGCTTCAGCTCGTCGGTATTTAAAGATAATTTGGTAAATCCGATAGGAACACTCGCCCCTTTGTACCTGCTCAGCACGGTCGTGTCCCGCTCCATTTCGACCAGACTTTGTTTTAAGGCCAATGCTTGTTCAGACGTCAACGGTTCTTTGGCATCCGTGCCGTGTACAAAGCCGAACACCCCTCCGTTCTGCATCGCTTTGATGTTCTGCTCGGTGGCAGAATTGTTGATGTTTAAATTCTTTAAGGCGGCTTTCAGCGGGCTTTGGCCGTATAAGTGCGAGCCGTTTAAATCATAGTTCGGATTCGGGTACTTGGAATGAATGATGCATTCCCTGGGAAACTGGATGTAGGAATTGCCAAAGTTCATGATGTAATGATCAATCGGGTTATCCAGACTCAGGTACTGATCATCGTTGATGTTTCCTTCTTCGTCCTTGAAGGCGCCGTCCCGGATGATGATTTCCATGTACTGCGAAGGGAGTAAAAACACTTGTTTGGGTACGCCTTTGTTCGGCCCGTCGCTGGGATACAGCATGTAGATGTAGGCGTTCCCGTTCAGCATCATGAAGGTTTGCCACAAAGCATAGAACTCCGTCCAGGTCTGGTAATAGTTGGGGCGTTCCAGCGGTTCTGGGATTTCGCCTTGATTATAGGCCTTGGTTTCCAGGATTCGTTTTTTCGCGAGTTCTCCCGCCGGTAAGACTCCTTTGGTTTGCAATAGCCGGTCTAATTGCGCTTTGGCCTGTTTGCTTTCTACTTTCTTCAGGAAGGTCGGCACGCTAGAGACTTTGGTCGCGGCCATGTTCACCACCGAATAGACCACGGAGTTCAGGTTATAGCCTTTGTCCACGTAGACGGGGCCTTTGGGGTCGTAGGAAGTAAAGTTATTGCCGAAAAACGTAAACAGGGCTTGATTAAAGAGATTAGTTATCTTTTGAGTTATATTCTTACCAAGAACGGCTTTTCCTAAGTTCTGTAAATAGCTTGTAGGCATTTTTTATATTTTGTAGTAAATATATTAAAAAAAGAATACATCTCGCTTAATTCTTAGTTCGAACCACATCCGCATCATGATCGTATCGGCAAAGTCAGGAGACCTCCCTAATACTTCTTTGATCTTGTCTTTCGGAATCACGCCTTTCTTTAGATCAGAGTCCATGTTCTTCTGCTTGATCTGCTCCAGTTCCTCAATGATTAAATCTTTGATGCTTTCATCCTCACATTCCAGGTACATTTTGTTATGATTGACTAAATCCGCAAGCCGGAAATAACATTGACTCTTCAGGTTGTCGAAATTTTCCGGTATCCGGTTGCCTTTGCTGTCTCGCTGTGCTTCTTGGTTCTCCATTGGCCTGGAATTGTTGACAAATCCCTTACACTTGTAAAAATCGACCACGCCGCCACCTAATCCGTCCTCATCAACCAGTACATCCGATAGACCGATCATGAGTTTATTTCTGGACTGTTCGATGGTTTTGGTGGTCACGTCTAAAGTTTGTTTGCGCGCCCATTTGACATATCCTCTGAATCCATCCCATTCAATGATTACAATCCTATCCCCTCCGAGTCGGGCTAAATCGGAAGTGATACACTTTTCACCTGAAGCAACATGATTGTTATTGAATAGGTCAACGATTTTGTTATAATCCATCAAGACCGACGGATCGTCATCGTATTCCCAGTTTCCGAACAAAAGCCGTTCTTTCTGGTTCTTCGTAAGTATATTGTTTAGGTTTTCCAAGTAAGAAGCCGGTAGCATCTTGTTATCGGTCGGCAGCGCCTGTATAAAGGATTTCCATGATTCTAGCGTGTGCTCTTTGGCCTTCTTGTAATAATCCCTGTACAGATAATTTTTAGAAGGGTTGCAGGTTTGTAATAGTTTGGGGTGCAAGCCGTATTCTGAGTTCTTCCATCTCCCAATAGAGGCGGCTAAGTTATTTTTACATTCTTCCTCAAACTCTCCGGCCTCTTCGATCCATCCCCTGGTCATCTGCATGGAGCCGAAACGGTAATACTCTGGATCGGAAGGCACAAACTTAGCATCCAGTAAATAAACTTTACTGCCGTTGTTCAGTTCGTAAAAATTATCCTGCCCGTTGTATGTGTAGTCTTGATCTGTAATCCCCCAATGGGTAAAGACTTCGTGAATGGAAGGAATTGTAAATTTTCTAATCGACGTTAAGCTTTTACGGGCAATGAAGTAATGTGTTCCTGGATAAATAAAGGCATCGCCAAAAATAAGCGAGACGCCCAAATAAGATTTACCCGATCCTTTCGATCCTCCGTAGGCAATATCAGTAGTAGCGTCGTTTACCCAATGTTTGCAGACTAATTTCTGTTTGTCATTACCATTGGTGTTAAAGGTGATAATCATTTACACGATGTTCATTCCGGTAATTACAACGCTTGTTTGCTTCTGATCGTTGTCCTTCTTAAATACTCCCAAATGTTTACCGAGTGCATCCAGTGCGCTAAGCTTACTGTGTAGCTTTACTTTCTTGGTTTCCCCAATCGGAATCATTTGTCTTCCGTCGAACTCTTTTTCCTCAAACACGTCAATGCCTGCTATGACTGCGGCCGCTTCGTCTCCTAATTGATTAGGCGTTAATAGTCTTCCGTTTTCGTCGTAAATGTTGCGGATGTCGAAGAACGCAATCTTAGCGTATTCCTCTAGGATGCGTTTTTGGGTAACTCCTGTAGCTTCCTGTAGTTCCTTTTGCCTTTGTGAAAGGTAATCCTGAATATTAGGATAGCTAAGGATTTCAGAAGCCGTAGAATGTGCAGAAGTTGTAGAATATCCGGCTCTTATGGCCGCTTGTGTGCCGTTCAAATCAATTAAATATTCCTCACAGAACCGCTTTTGCTTCTCCGTTACTTCTTCGTTCTTTGGCCTTCCTGCGTTACTCATAACAATATTTAATTTCGTAAAATGCCGATCCTTCCGCGGACGGACAATTTTATATTTTGTTTACCCTGTTATTGATCGGTTTTTATTCTTGACTAGCCTATCTAATTCTTTGGCTAATTCATTTTCGTATTCGTCACGCTCTTTTGAGCCTTTTAAACCGATCTGTTCGTCTAATACTTGATCATGAGACTTTGCGCCCATTCGTTTTAAACGTTCTTCTGTTGTTTCTTTACTCATGTAATCAAATATAAAATAAATTAATTAAAAGTTACGAATGTTGATTTGATCTTCTGTTTTGAGTACGCTTAAATCGTTTGTGTGGTGAATTGTTCCGTTTATTTCAATGCTGACCGATACGTGAATTTTCCCGCCTGTTATTTCTTTTAAGGCGGTTAAATGATCGATCAAGTTATCTAGCAGCATGGTAGTTTTAAAAAAGGCGAACGTTTGACGGTTCACCTTCACACAAAATAAACAAAATTTAATTTATACGCTCTGTTCTTTATACGTTCTTTTTAACTAAAGGTTACAAATTAATAATGTTTTAGCTGTAAAATCGTTTCGTCTACATTAGGGCATTTACATAATCCGACGGTGTATATTCTTTTAAGTCCGTTAGGCTCATTTTTTGTAAACGTATATCCTATGGATGGGTATAGTTCTGGCATTAATTCTTCGGGTACAAAACGATCTGCCTTATCATGGAACACAAAGTCGGCCACGTACATTCCATCTACCAGTCCAATATACGCCCATCCGATGGCTTTTGAATAATCGTGTTCATAACAAATGTGAACAGGCTCTTTATAGACGAGTCCTGTTTCATTTTTTTCAATAACAACGTTTTTATAGTTTTTCATGTTTGTATAGGTTTAACGATAAACGTAAGTGTTTTTGTCAATTTTAACGAGCTTCTTTCCTTCAGGAGCAATAAATCCTTTTACTTCGCTTTCCTGTTCTTTGTTATTGGCTTTCTTTGCTTTCAGTTCCGGTTTGCGTCGGTGTGCGCTCATAGGCTTGGCGGTTCTTTCTTGGATGTTCAGTTTGTATTTTCTGGGTCTGCCGGTCTTCTTGCGGATGATCGTTTTGTCGACCGATGCGCCGTTTTCTTTTCGGGTATATCGGAAACATTGCAAGCTGTGTATTTTGCCGTTAAACTCTACCTTTAGTTGTTCGATCTGATAAATACGTTCACCTAGCTTGAAGCCTTGTGTTTTGCATTGCTGCCAAACGCTGATCGTAGATCTGTTGAGGGCCAGAGCAATCGAATCGGTCTTGCATTTGCCGTAATACAGCTGTACAAACCTGATTTCTTCTTGAGTCCAGTGTTTGTTGCTGCGTTCGGTCTTGTTGTCTATTTTCTTTTTCATTACTGGAATCGTTTTAGGCGTTTAAAGTGTTTGTCAATATACCCTCGTACGGTGTGTTCGTTTACGTTCATGCGTTCGGCTATTTCCCGAATGTGAATGTCACCTTTATGCTTAAAGTAGAGCTTAATCGCTTCTGCTTCTCGCTCTAGTCCTCTTTGTATTTGTTCTTTACTGGCCATGTTTTCATTTGCTAAAGGTGGCGTTAAGAAGTTTTATGCAAATTTTTTTGATATGGTGGTGTGTTTTTATATCGCTTGACAACAACACAGTAAATAATATATTATTAATTGGAAACTCTATTCCATCAATTATTTCCTGTTCTTCTTCGCTTAACTCAATCGGTTTGAATTGCTCGTTATAGCGTTCATACACTTCTTCCAGTTTGTTTTCAATGGTCGCTATGGATGAACAGTGTTTAAAGTCGTTCCAGTCTTTGTAGCCTAATTCCTCGGCGGCCGTTTCTTTACATTCCTGTACACTTTTTGTTTCTTCTTTCATGGTACACTAAAGGGCTAAAGGGGTTTAAATTGCGCTGCATAAATTTCCATTGCTTGTAATATCCAATCTTTCATGCAGGGGTACGTTTCAATCACCGCTATCTGATTATCATTTAGCTCATCAAATAAAATTTCTTCTGCGGTCTTGGTTGTTTCTTCTTTCATGTTGTTTACAAAAAATGGTTAGTGGTTGGTTGACCATCTTGCGCCTAATTCAAAGCCAGTTAAAACGCCATCGTTATACTGTCCATCGTCTAAATGCTTCGTATAAGGAAGTTTTTTAAGTTCAGCGTCTAGCAATTGTTCAAATACTTCCTTCTCGGTGAACTGATTACTGAATAAAATAGTCGCTTCTTTTAATATGGTTTCAAATACCGAAAAGTGATTACCTTCCTTACAAGTGTCTTTTAATTCTTGCCAATTTGAAAAATCATAACTGATTGCAATTTCTTCCTTGCATTCTTCAATTGTTTTCATCTTAGTTGTTGTTTACAAATTGATTAAAGTGTTTTTAAGACTGCTATTAATAATTCTTTCTTGGCATTATTACCCCATTCTGCATCTTTATCAAAATTTTCTCTGTACACACCTATTTTAAAAGCATCACTAATCACATCTTGAAGTATTGACTGTATGCGCACATTGCTCCATTCTAAAGCCTTTTCATTAAGGAGTTCAACGTATCTGCTATAGGTGATTTCTTCTTTTAAATACTGCGCTTCAAGATCTTTGATGAATGCTGTTTTAAATGCTTTTTCTGTTTTCATAGTTGTTGTTGTTTACAAATTAGCTGTTAGTTATATCTGTAATTTCAACTCCTGTATATTCATCTTCCCAATCATACGGATCTTCTGCTCTGACCAATGATTCAAGTAATCCATACTCTTTTTTATTACGAACAGCGTGTACGTCAAAATCATCAAGATTCATCAATAGCTCATACTGCTCATCGGTTACGTCTACTTGTACTTGTCGTTTAACGTTTTGCCAGCATTCAATTTCAATTGTTTTCATATTAGTTGTTTTTGTTGTTTACAAATTAAGGTTAGTGGAGAGAGGGATGTTCAGGCAATGGCATCCAGTGCGTAATATCTGTGCTGAAATACCATTTCGTATACACTTGATTACCTTCATCGTCTACATGGGATTTTATATCTTCAAAGAAATCCTCAATGTGTACGGTTTCTATTGATCCGTTATCAAAACGAGCCAATACACTATCATCCTTTAATTCTGGCAATACATCGTTACCTGTTTTTAACTTAATCCATTTTTTGTCATTGCTGAGTGCTATGAATAGATCGGTTAATTCTTTTTGCATCCAACTTTCCATGCATCTTCCGTAGTTGTCTGTATTTTCTTCAATAACTTCTTTTATTCGTTCTTCGATTTCTGTTCTGTTCATCGTTTAATGGTTTATAGTTGCTCGACTTTGATTAAAATATTTCATCATTGTACCTATTAAGGGCTTTTTCAAGTTCCCGATACGACATTTTAACACAATCTTGCATTTCTCTGGCTAATGTATTTTGCCATTCAGGAAGACTCGTATTATTCTTGTCTTTCTGATAGATTTCATAAAGAGACTTTAACTCTTTAATGCGATTTTCTAAATAATTTTTAAAATGGTCTTTCATGTTTATAGTTGCTCTATGGAAACAAACCTACGTATTCTATTGCTAAATCGCAAGTTTATTTCATCTTTTTCCATTCTTTTATTTTCCCATCGTATTGTATCTTTTTGGCGATCAGTTCTTGTTTGCTAAATTTATAGTCGCGCTTGCTGAATGAATCGATTTCCAGTTCTTTCACGTACTCTTCTCCAAACTTATTCACCAGTCCTATTCGGTAGTTGATTTCATTCCCGCCTAGATAGCGGTTACACTTTCGGCATTGTTTTCTACAATTCCGTTCGTCGAAGATCAGTCCAGAATAAATCTCGGCTTTAAACCAGTGTCCGCCGTCCCAGATATCAGAAGTATAGGTTCCGCAGCTGATGCACGGATCTTGCTCATCTCTTAACCTAATGTAATGCTGAAAGCTTTTCTTTGCTTCCGCTTCGTACTGGCTCAGGGTTTTGGTATTTTCCCTGAGTGCTTCTTTAAAGGCTTTCTGTTCTTTCGCTTCTTTTTGTTCTTTTAGCCATATCGAATGCTGGTAATAACAATCCACCGAGCAGCAATAATCAATCGACTTGTGCGGGTTTTTGACAAACTCCTTTTTGCAGTCGATAAACTTGCATCGTCGTTTCTTTTCTTTGAGTACGGGTGGCTTCATTCTTTACTTTTTAAGTGTTCGTATTGTTCAATCGCTTTAAAAATCTGCAGGGCTACCTGCGGAACGATGGCGTTTCCGAGTGCGGTAATTCTGTCCACTGTTTTGGGAAGCCCATTATATTCTCCAAAAACTCCGGCGTAACTTTCGATGGTTCTATACCAGTCCTCATTACTAATTGTGGTATCATATCTCCCGAAGGCGTTTTCATATAATGGGCTATTACAGACTTCTTTTTTAATTTTATTCTCCTGTGTTCTGAAGCTGTCGGCGTGGGCAACAAACCAAACCCGGTCGCGTCGGTGGGGAGCGTTAACGGCACAAGCTGGAAGTACATACGGGAATACTTCGTACCCATGAGCTTCCAAGTCAGCTTGCACCTCGTGGAAGACCAGCCCGCCTGACCAATTAATAAGGCCGAAAACGTTTTCGCCCACAACCCAACGCGGCTGAATTTCTCCAATTGCTCTAAGCATTTCGGGCCACAAATGGCGCTCGTCTTCCTTGCCTTTTCGTTTTCCTGCAAGGCTGAATGGCTGACAAGGGAATCCGCCGGTGAGTATATCAATTCTGTTTGCATAGGGTGTAAAGTCTGTTTTAGTGATGTCCCCGAATCCTTCCGCGTTGGGGAAATGATGTGTTAATACCTGTTGACCGAAGGGGTTCCATTCGCACCAAGCTTTGGTTTCCCAGCCCATCCAACGGGCGGCTAGTGAAAATCCTCCGATGCCTTCAAATAATCCTAAATGTTTCATGGTTCTTGCTGTTCGTTGAGGGAGTTAAAAGTTCGTTATTTTTTTCGATTTGTTTTTTCAGATAGAATAGACGGTAATAGGCCGCTTTCCAATGAGTACTGTTTGATTTGCTGTTTTCCATCGTGGTCACGGCCGTTTGAATGTAGCGTTCCAAGTTCACGAATTTATTGTACCTGCCAACCGTTAATTCTGCTGGAAAATCTCTCTCCTTGAACCATGATATTAACTGTTTTGATTTTTCTTGGTTATCCATGTTTAAAAGGCGTCAAATTCTTCAGAGATTGGCATTGGATTGAATTGCTTGAATTCCGGTTCTATGTAATGGCTTTGATCATAAAAACTAGTCGTTTTGCCGGAGAATTTCAACATAACGGTGTCTAAGGCTCCGTGTCTGTTCTTGGCAAAGATCACTTCGGCCAGTCCTTCAAGACTGTTTCCTGCTTCGTCTTTGGTGAAATTGTAATACTCTGGACGATAAAGGAATATTACTGCATCGGCATCTTGTTCAATCGATCCGGATTCACGCAGATCAGAAAGCATCGGACGTTTGTCGCCTCCTCTAGTTTCTACGGATCTGCTAAGTTGAGAGAGTGCCAGAACCGGAATTTGAAGCTCTTTCGCTAAACATTTCAAGCCTCTGGAAATTTCCGATATTTCCTGCTCTCGGTTTCCTCCGTTCTTGCGGTCTCCAGACATTAACTGCAAATAATCAATAGCGATCATGCCGATATCGTGTTTTTGCTTCAATCGCTTTGCTTTGGCCCGTAATTGCATCAAGGTGAGGCCAGGCGTATCGTCAATGAAGAACTTCGATTTGGTTAGATTGGTGATTTGGCTCATCATTTTACCGATCTGTTCGGAAGACAATCCCCTTCTTTTTAAGATTTGATTGTCCATTTCCGTCTCCATTGAGACTAAACGGTCTGTTAACTGTTCCGAAGACATCTCCAGCGAAAAGATCGCTACCGATTTCACATGATTGATCGCAGCGGCCTTTAAGGTTTGCAGCACAAAGGATGTTTTCCCCATGCCAGGACGTGCAGCAATGATCACTAAATCCGAATTCTGCCAGCCGTTCGTTACTTTATTAAGATCAGTGAAGCCGGTGCCGATCCCTGTTAATCCGCCTTCGTTCTTCGCCTGGTATTCTTTGAAACGTTTAGCAATGATGCTCGAAATATCCTGCACGTCTCTTCCTAAATTCTTATTCACCACATCAAAGAGTTTAGATTGACACTCATCCACTAACTGCATCA